GTCACGAAGGCTGCGCTTTCGACCCCCATGCAGTTCACGGTTATGGAAACCGTGACCTCGGATGCGGTGACAACCGGTGACGCGGACGTTGTGATTTATCCGGCCCTGATCTGGTCGGGTGCTTTTCAGAACGTCGCCGTGAAATCCGGTGTTACCGACCTCAACGACAAGGTTGTGACGTGGGTGCAGGCCGCAAGTGCTGCCGATCCGCAGAACCTCGTGTTTCACAAGAACGCTTTCGCTCTTGTGATGGTGCCGCTGGTGAAGCCGCCGGGTGCTGTTGAGGTTGGACGTCAAAGCTACAAGGGCACGTCGGTTCGTATCATCCCAGTTTACGATGGCACGAACGATAAGTCCTCGTGGCGCTGCGACATCCTGTTCGGTGCCAAGGCGATCGATCCTCGCCTTGCGACGCGCCTTAGCGGCTCGTCGTAACAATGAATTGGGGCGGTCCTTCGGGGCCGCCCTTTTTCTTGCGTGAGGGTCAGGCATGGCAACCAAGACGCGGAAAGAACTGATCGATCAGGTTCTTGGGAATCTGCATGTGCTTGCGCTCGGACAGGTGCCTGACGATGAGATGGTGTCGCTCGTCGATGGCGTGATTGATGGTGCGGCGGCGATCCTGGAACAGGACGAAATCACCTACTTCAACGATCTTGGACAGGAAGGCCCGACTGGCGGTGCAATCGAACCGTGGCAGTTCCTGCCGTTTGCTGATGTGGTTGCGAGCGCGGCTGCTCCTCGGTTTCATCTCGCAGGCGATCCGCAGCTATTCACGTTGGCGGAACGTGCGAAAGACTTGTTGAAAACGCTCGGGCGTCCGCCGCGCGTGCGCCGCGAGCTCCGGGTTGATCCCGCGCTGGCCTGCATCGGGCGTCGGTGGCGCTAATGGCGGACTTCATCGAGAAGTTGACGCAGACATGGCCGGCAAAGATAGGGCGTTCATTCATCGACGCGCTGACTTTGCCGGGCGACGTTTATGCAGGCCGCACACCAATCATGGGCGCGGATGGGCATACGAATCCGGAAGTCGTCAATCGCTCGGCTGACCTTGCTGGTTTGATAATGGGAGGCACATTCGCGGGCGTTCCCGCCCGTGCGGGGGAGGCAGTTTTAGGTGCTGGTCCGATAAGGATGCTGCCGGCCGACAACTATCTCGCTCCTTTGTCGAAATATACAAAACGAATCTACCGCGAGACTTCGCCCGAAAGCGCTTTGAGTGATCTGCCACACTCAAATGTTTCTGCATCGTATGGTCCAGGCGGTGCGCCGCGACAATTCTATGCAGACACCCCGGACCTTGCGTTGGGGCAGGGCGCGAACAAAGGTGTTCGCATCGAATACGACGCCTCTCCGTTCGAAGGAGTCATCAACACCAAGAAGCCGGGCTGGGACTTCAATTTTCAGAATGGGTCGGCTGAATACATAGCAGCCCCCCGTGCCGGAGTGGACCCGCGCGAAGCAGTAAAATCATTCACCGTCGATAAGAATGCATTGGCGCAAGCTCCTAGGGTCGTACAGGCGCAGTTCCGTAGGCTGGTTGATCGATTGTCGTCAGAGAGTTGGACGGTCAGCGATCAGAAGGAAATGATCGAACTTGCGCGAAAGTACGGTTTGGCCGGGCTCGCGCCTATCGTAGCGGCTGCTGCCACGGCCCGTGACTTTTCCGAATTAACTGGGGCTCAATAGATGGCTGCTTCCGGGCCCGTCTCTATCCCCTTTCCTTTCACCATTGCGCCGGGCGCGAAGGTGCAGGAAGGACGGGGGAAGATCATCAACGGCTATTGGGAGCCTTTGGGCGATCCCAGCGCGCCTCATCGCATTTGCCGCCGCGCGCCAGGGCTGAAGAATTTCGGAACCACGGAAGAAGAAGGGTATCGCGGCTCTATCGAGATTGGCGGAACGTTCTACAGCGCTTTTGACGGCCGGTTGATCAAGCATACGAGCGCAGGAGGGGCGGGAACAGTCGTCGGCAATTTGAACGGTTCCCGGAAGGGCTTCTTCGCGAGGAACAATGCCTCGCCGCCGGATCAGATGTTTGTCGATATTGACGCAAACATCGCGACGTTCACGGCCTCGTCGGTCACGAACAGTTCGCCCGATCCCGATCTACCGTCCGTCACTGGGCTGACGGTGATCAACAACTACTTCGTGTGCACGGCAGGCGATGGGCGGGCGTTCGCATCCGGCCTGGGGGATACGACCTTTGATCCTCTGAGCTTTGGACGTGCTGACGCAAAGCCGGACGGTCTCGTGCGGCCGATCAATTTCGCCGGCCGGCTTCTTCTGTTTGGGAATTATTCGCTTGAAGTCTGGTCGGACGTTGGCGCGACGCCATTTCCGTTCCAGCGCTCGCAGGTTGTCCCGCGTGGGCTGGCCGGGCCGTATGCGGTTGCAGGCCAAGAGGACGGTTTCGGGCGTGAACTGCTTTTCGTCGGAGACGACAACGGCGTCTATCGCACGGCGGATGGCTATCAGATTGAAAAGGTCTCGCCGCCCGATCTGGACGCACTGATCGAGGCCGTTGAAGACAAGACGCTGCTGGAGGCATCAGTCTACATCTCGCGCGGGCATGCATTCTGGCAGCTATCCACTCCGACGTGGACCTGGGTCATCGATCTGAACACGCAGACGTGGACGCAGCGCGATAGCTACGGACAGGCGCGAAGCCGGATCATTGGCGGGACATATGCGTTCGGCAAATGGCTCTGCGGCGATGCATTGAGCGGCAATATCCAGGAAATCAGCTCTGCGATGCAGACGGAGCTGGGCAGTCCACTGCGCTGGCGTATCGAGAGCGGGCCGGCGGACAAGTTCCCCAACTCGTCTTTCGTGGGTCGTGCTGATTTTCGTTTCATTACGGGTGTTGGCGAAGCAGAGGGTCTTGACCCGGTACAGACCAACCCGAAGGCGGAAGTGTCCTTCTCGGACGATGGTGGGTTCACTTGGACACCCCCGGCCGTCAAACCGCTCGGGCGGCAATCACGAACGAACGCGGTTTCGGTGGTGCCGGCTGGACGCACGACACAGTACGGCCGCCGCTGGCGTTTGGATATTTCCGATCCTGTGCATGTCGGATTTAGCAGCGGCACAATGTCTGAAGACCCGAGGGCGTTCTAGGTGGCGACGCAGGTTCCGCTTCCTCCGACGAGCTCGAGTTATGTCGGGCAAGATGGAAAGCCGACTGGGCACTTCTTCGACACGCTGAACAAGTTCAACAAAGCAGTCGCTGACGTTCAGAAGTTCATCGAGGATTCGTTTCCGGTCGGCGGCGACAACATAACGGGGCTTCCGTTAACGGCACGAACCTACAGCGATCATTTGCGCGATCTCCCAAGCGTTCTTGATCTCGGAATGCTGGCGGACGGCACGGACAATGCCGCGCTTTACAGCGCAATGCTGGCGACCTGCGCTAGTGAGGGCATTGGCGCGGTGTGGGTGCCAGAGGGCGATTACACCTTCTCGACGTACCCGAACGAAGCTCTGACTGTCAGTCTGATTGGCGCAGGCAAAGGAAAGGCGCGTTTCCTGCGTAATTTCAGCGGCACGGCTGATCAGGGGCTTCTTGAACCGGCGAGCGGGATAACGATCCGCGACATTGCGATTGTTGGCAGCACGACCGGCTCGAATCTCGTCGTGAAGAATAACGCAGAGAAGGTCACGCTGGCCGGCCTCGATCTTGGCGGAACAACTACGCTCGGTCTTCGCGTCAACAGCGCGTCGGGAATGAGCGTATCTGACTGCACGTGTGATGACGTGTCGTTGGAATCCTTGACTGACAGCGAATTGGCGTTTGCGAACCTCGTCGATCTCACGATGGCGAGTGTCACGGGAACGCATATCAAGGCGGGCCGCACCTCAGGAAGCCTCAGCGTCGATTCCAACTGTGCGAACAATCGCATTGAGGCGGGATTTCTCTCTGGCACTTACAGCAACGCATCGCCTTCCACTCTCTTTATTGAGGGCAAGACGTGGCAGCGGCTCGGGAATGGAAATAATGGACTTCAATTTCTTCCCAATCGGCGACTTCGAAAATGGATGACCGTCACGGTCAACAACACAACGACCACCTTCAGTTGGGCGACTCAATTGAGTGGCTTCGACATCGCTTTCGCGGCAACCCCTGATGTTGTTGGATTCTACAACGCTGGTGGGTCAGTGGCAGGCGGTGGTTGGCTAAATCTGACGGCAACGACAGTAGATGTCAGCACGATCGCAAACAACACGCTGCGCCTCGTGGCCGAAGGCTCATACTAGCTTCAAGGACGATTGCGATGGGACTGTTTGATGGGCTGTTCGGCGGCGCTGCGAAAGAAGCATCGAAAGCCGCTGAAGCCAATCGCCAGCTTTACCGGGGCTATGAGAACAAAGGCATTGGCGCGCTCGATACGGCCTATGACGCGAGCAAGGGCTATCTCGATCAGAACCAATCGACGTTCGACGCTCTTGCGGGCCTGGGTGACAAGTACGGCGGTGCTACGACGCTGGCGATGAACGCCCTTGGCGCGAACGGCACTGATGCGCAAAACGCGGCTTACAATACGTTCAAATCAACGCCAGGATATCGGTACGCAGTTGATACTGCGACGGATGCGGCGGCACGCAAGGGC